AGCTTTACAGGTCGGTGATGAGTTAAAAATCAACAATAAAACTTTCAAAGTTACTGGTGTGGTGAATATCCAGGAATGGAACATCATTGCAGATATATCTTTGGAGGTGGTTGATAATGCCGTTCAAGCTTGACTATGATAGCAGCTCATTGAAAAAGAATTTGGACAAGATGTCCGTAAAGCTTGGTGCAGTTGTTTTGATGTATTCGGCAACTAAAGCAAGTGAGTTGCAAGCAAAGATGAAAATGAATCGTCCCTGGACCGATAGAACTGGTATGGCGAAAGCTTTGCTGAATGCGAAAGTATCGCAACCAAGTTCGACTACAGTTCGTATTACACTTGCTCACGGTGTAGACTATGGTGTTTGGCTTGAGCTCGCACACGAAAAGAACTATGCGATTATTGCTCCAACAGTTAGAGAGGAAGGTCCAAGAATTGTAAGTGACCTTAACAATCTTATGAGCAAACTGAAACTGTGAGGTGATAAGTATGGTTGACGCAAATTTTGAATATGCTGATTCAAGGTGGCAGGACATATTTAAGCATTTGAAGAAATCAGGCTTTGATGTATATTCACCTGGTGTAAAAACTGGTGATTGTACTAAGGAATACATTGTCGTAAAGAATGATGGTTCATCAAAGCTTCCGAATTTCAGTACGGATGATGACTTATATGCAGTAATGTGTTATGTGCCTAAGAAAGCATATAGTGCGCTTGAGTCACTGGTTCAAAAGGTCAAGAAGGCCATGAAGGAGTTAGAGCCGATGATTATGCCGTATGGCAGTCAAACTCCGAGCTATTATGATGATAGCTACAAGGCTCACATGATTAGTATTGAATACAAGAATCACAAGAAAATTCTATAAGGAGGAAAATAACGATGGCTGGTACTGTTAGAAAGTCCAAAGCTGAGATTGCGACTATTGATTGTTGCCTTGTTACCATTGAAACCGCTGATGGTGAATTTGGTTTTGATACCGCGAACAAAATTGAAGTTGGGCCTCAGATTGAAGAAGAAGATGCCGTTAAGCTGGTTGTAAAGGGTATCCTTCGTGCTCAAAAACCGAAGACTACAACCATTACTGGTAATGAGATTACTCTTACCGACAACGTTTTCAATCCTGAACTTGTTCTAATTCTTCAGGGTGGTGAAATTAAATATGATACTACTGACACAAGTAAAATTATTGGGTATACTCCGCCTGTTGCTGGTTCTTCCGATAAGGGTGAAGTGTTTAAGCTGAATGTATATTCTGCCCAGTATGATGCTTCTGGCCAGATTGTTCAGTATGAGAAGATTACGTATCCTAACTGCCAGGGTGCTCCTGTTGCGTTTGGTTCTGAGGACGGTGTATTCCGTGTTCCTGAGTATACCATTAACTCTGCGCCTAAGAATGGTGAAGCACCTTATGACATTAGCTATGCAACTGAGCTTCCTGTATTGCAGACTACGTAAATAATAAGAAAGGAAATTGAGAATCATGGATAACATGTATGGAAATAATGGAGTTGTGAATGGTCAGTTTGGGGGACAGATGATGCCTCAGTCTCAGCAGGTTAAGCCGGTGAATTGTGATACTCAGATGAATATCACTACGCTGGCAGACTTGCAGAGTTATGCTGCTGGTACGATTGTTCGTTTCCCTGATTTTGCAGAAGGGCAGCCTTTTGTCGCTCGTGTTCGTAGACCGAGTATGCTTGTTTTAGCCAAACAAGGCAAGATTCCGAATACCCTTTTGGCTGCAGCCAGTGAATTATTTTCTAAAGGTGGAGCAGGTATGGATGTCGACAATGAGAATATGCTTTCTGATGTGTATGGTATTTGCGAAGTAATTGCCAGAGCTTCTCTGATTCAGCCTGCTTATGATGAGATTCAGCAGGCCGGTATGGAGCTTTCTGATGACCAGATTATGGCTATCTTCAATTACACTCAGAACGGGGTAAAAGCTCTGGAATCCTTTCGTAAAGAGTAAAAAGATTTTGAATGTGCTAGGGTTGGCAAACGTTTATCGCTGCCGCCCTAGCTCTTTGTTAGACATAACTGACCCTTACACAGCATATTGTTTTGATGAAGCCTGCGCTTATATTATTCGTCAAATGGAAGATGGCAAAGAGCCAATTTTTAAACTCAAATTTAAGTCTTTCAAAGATTTATATAAGCATTATACTGGATAAGCAAAGGAGGTGAGAGTTGTGGCTGTTGATGCTGGTTCTGCAGTTGGTTATCTTGACCTTGACATTTCTAGGTTTTTGGCCGGTTTGAAATCTGCCCAAAGTGCAGCTGATACAGCAAGCAAAAACATAGTAACGAAGATTGGTAACAATTTTAATAGCATAGGTAAGAGTTTGACATCGGCTGGTTCAACTCTTACCAAAGGTGTGACAGTTCCGTTGCTTGGTATTGGTACAGCCGGATTAAAGGTTGCTACTGACTTTGAAAAAGGAATGTCTGAAGTTAAAGCTATTTCTGGTGCTACAGGCAAAGATTTTGATGCTTTAAGAGAAAAGGCGATTGAACTTGGTGCTGATACTGCTTTTAGCTCAAATGAGGTTGCTGCAGCAATGACAGAAATGGCTAAAGCAGGTTGGAGTTCTAATCAGATTATAGATGGTATGAGTGGTGTTCTTGCCGCCGCTGCTGCATCTGGCGAAGGACTTGCATCTGCATCTACTATTGTTGCAGACGCAATTACAGGTTTTGGGCTGGAGGCAAAGGACTCTACAAAGATTGCTGACCTGTTAACTCAAGCTGCAAATAGTGGTACGATTGGAATCACCGACTTAGGTGAATCATTTAAGTATATCGCTCCTGTTGCTGGTGCAATGGGATTAAGTGTTGAAGATGTAACAACAGCATTATCTGCGATGTCTATGGCAGGTATTAAAGGCTCTCAAGCAGGTACAAGCTTAAGAACAATGCTAACAAGAATGGTTAAGCCTACTGACCAAGTTGCTGCAGCTATGGATGAGCTTGGTATTTCTGTTACTAATCAAGATGGAAGCATGAAGTCTTTGGATGAAATTGTTTCTAACTTGAGAAATTCATTTAATGGTTTAACTGACTCTGAAAAAGCTAAATACGCCGCAACACTTGCTGGTCAAGAAGGCATGTCAGGTATGCTTTCTCTTTTGAATCTTACAGAAGAAGAATATAATGCAATTGCTGAAAGCATGGACAATGCCGGAGGCGTTGCAGAGAAAACTGCAGCTGTTATGCAGGATAATCTTAAGTCTAAGGTTGAGCAGTTAGGTGGTGCGCTTGAAAGTTTAGCTATTAAGCTGGCTGATTATGTAATTCCTTATTTGCAGAAGCTTGTGGAATGGTTAACGAACTTGGTTGATAAGTTTACAGCTCTTGACCCAGAAACGCAAAAGACTATTCTTAAGTTTGCTGCCATTGCTGCAGCCGTAGGTCCGGTACTTATGGTACTTGGTAAGCTGACATCGAGCGTTAGTAGCATAATCACTACATTCGGTAAAATCCCTGGAGCAATTGCAAAAGCCAAGAGTGCATTCACTGCAGTTAGTGCTGCTATTGGTGGAATCTCTGCTCCGGTTGTAGCTGCGGTTGCTGTGATTGGTGTTCTAATTGCTGCATTTGCAAACTTGTGGAAAACGAATGAAGAGTTCAGAAACAAGATGACAGCAATTTGGGACGGTATAAAATCCAAGTTCGAATCGTTTGCTCAGGGCATAGTCGATAGGCTAAATGCTCTTAGTTTTGATTTTGAGAATTTTGGTGAGGTCGTAAAAGCAATTTGGGACGGCTTTTGTAGTTTACTTGCCCCGATATTTGAAGGGGTATTCAATCAGATAAGTGTGATTCTTGGTTCTGTGCTTGATGCGTTGACCGGAATCTTTGATGTGTTTATCGGTATCTTTACTGGTAATTGGGACCAGGCTTGGCAAGGTGTCAAAGAGATATTTGGTGCTGTTTGGGATTTGATTAAGGGAACTTTCGAATCTTGGGCTATGGCATTCAAAGGGATTGCCGATACGGTGCTGGGCTGGTTTGGAACTACATGGGATGAGACTTGGACAAATATCAAGCAGTTCTTTGTAGACACCTGGAATGGAATTACTACATTCTTCTCGAATGTGATAAATGCCATTAAGACGGCAGTGTCCAACTTCATTACGACTATCATAAATTTCTTTGCTCAGCTTCCTACGAATATTGCAAACTTCATTACGAATGCGTATAACTCAGTTGTGACATGGGCAAGTAATATGGTTGCTAAAGCAGGAGAAATGGGACAAAACTTCCTGAATGCAGTCGTAAGTTTCTTCACGAATTTGCCATATAAGGTTGGTTATTTTATTGGTAATACGTTGGCCAACATCGTAATTTGGGTTGGTAACATGGTGACCAAAGCCAAGGAAATGGGAACGAATTTCATCAATAATGTGGTGTCGTTCTTTACACAACTTCCTGGAAAAGTACTTCAGTTTATTACCAGTGCATTCAACAAC